GCCGGGTGTGCCGGCTGCTTCAATAGCAGTCACGTTAATTTGACTGAAACCTTCGCCATTATGATCGGCAACATAGATTCCGTCAGCAGATAGACCTTTTGTAGCGTCTTTAATTAAGTCTCCGTTATCGTCTAGTAAAGCAAAAGTTGCTTTGACAATGTTATGTTTTGACATTTATATCTCTCCTTTAAATCATTTCATTTTTAGTTACGTAAATTGTTTTGGTCACTTGGTTAGTATCTGGATCGGTTGTGTGGTGCTGACTAGATACAATCAACCAGCCAGCCTCTTTAAGGCTTTTCATCAAAGCTATCTCAGCTTCCAACGGGTTAAAGCTATCGGCTAAGTCAATCTTGTAGAAGATTTGAATTTCAACACCCATGGCTAGGCCTTTAAACGTGCTGTTTGCAAGGTAGGTCGGGCTTGAATCGGTTTCTTGCAATAGCATGACTGTACTATCAGTGTTGTCTAAATCTTCGTTCGGTATTTCATTCAGGTAAACTTTATCGAGCCACGTTAAATTGAGGGAATCAACTAGGCTGGCTACCTGTGATACTGGTAACAGCATTAGTCATCGTCCCCCTTCTTATACACATCCAGCATGGCGTTAAAGACATCATCTTGTGAGTCAGCTAGGTTCTGGTCAACAAAGTGGTCAGCCTTAATGTGCTTAGTACCGTCATTTAACCGCCTAGCATTCATATCATGGTACTTATTAGTCCAGCCAACAATTGAAGATCCGTCATGTTCACCGTCTATATCGTTAGCGTTATAGCTTATGTTGTCAGCCATGTGTCCGTACTTTTCGTCTTTATGACTTGAATAGTGTTTCTTTCGCGTGACTTCCGTCAAGTTATCAGCTAGCTTCTTAGCTCCGGCTTTGGTTATCCGCTCTTGTTCAGCTTCGTTAGGGACTAGCTTTTGAACGTCTTTAAGCCAGTTTTCTAGTTGGTCGGCCATATCATCGTTCGCCATAGCTAAGCCCCCTTAGTAACCTGTTTGAGTGTTAAATAATCGCAAGATAGATAATTGCTAGAATCATCTATGCTGTCATTGATGACATCGTAAAGTTTACCTTTATACTTACACTTAATGCCTTCATAAACTTTAGGATTATGCCTAATAATGACCACGACTTGCTCCAATTGTTCAGCTGTAAGTTGATACGAAGATGCAATTGATCGTGTATAGGGTGCGCAGTGTAAACTAAACTGACTAACAAATTCCTGTTTACTAGTCCCATTAATAGGATTTTGAATAGTTTTAACAGTGCCAATCTGTATACGTTGGTTAAAATCAACTGGAGTTAGCTTATTAATTGCCATTGTCGTTCACCTCATCCTGCTTTTGGTTATACAGACCTCGCAATTGGCCAATGATTGAATCAACAACTAAGTCAACTGGATTGACAGCGTTTGGAGTGATTGATGTTCGGTAATACCAGTATGAACCAGCTAAGGCGTAAACAGCCGTTTCAAACAAATCACTCACGCCTTCCATTTCATAGAAATTCGGAACGCTATTGTCGTCCCCAATGGCCTGTTTAATGTAGCTAGTGGCTGCAGTCAAGTAACCTGTTAGCAGATCGTTGTCATCATCGCCATCAATTCGCAAAGATGATTTTAATGTTTCTAAATTGGCTGCCACTTAAATCACATCCTTACTTAGCCGCCCAGATTGTTACTGCACTGTTTATTTATTGGCGACATAGGTGGCTAATTACTTAGCAGGAGTCGTTGAAGTAGCACTCGCTGCAAAGTTGGCCGGTTGGTCAGCAATTGCACTGAATGATCCTGCAACAAAGGCGTCCTTATCAGTAGCTTCAACATCAAAGCGATCAATTACACGAATCTTGGTTTGATCTTTTTCAAATGCACCACCGCCAATATTGGTAGTCAATAAGGACATGTTTTCTCGATCAAACAAAGTTACCGCTTGTGACAAATCACCATAGTAAAGTGGATAAGCCGGTGCGGATGCAGTCCCAACGTTAGGCAGCCACTTATCAGATACTTCTACAATTCGCTTGCCATGGATTAAATATTGATCAGGTTGTGTTGGATCAGGTTGCAATAAGTAACGTCCCATAGCATCCTTAACCTCGGAAAGTACATTTAAACCTGACGTATTTGTCATTAAGAATGATGTGGACTTAATAGCAGGGTCAACGGCAGTGTTAATCATCGTAATAATGTCATCGAACTTGGATAAGTTAGGCTTCTTAGGTGCATCGTTCATTGCTTCAATGATTTTAGCGTTGCGAGTAACAACAACCTTCTTAGCAATCCATTGAGACAACCAAGCCAGAATGTTATCAGCTGTATCTTTTAGCAATGAGTTAGTGGCAGTGGTAATGCCAGCATACCGATGGATTGTATATTTGATAATGGATAGCTTAGGATCATCATTATCACCAATAGTAGCCGTTTCATCATCTAAATCAGCTAATGGAGTAACGTCAGTCCACTTTTCGTAAACTCGTGACCCAGTTTGAGTCGTAACAGCTTCCCGATTAACATATTGTTGCAATGAATCGTATTGACGAACGAGCGTATTAATGGTTGTTTGAATATCTTGGGGAATAGTCAAACCAATTGCGTTGCCACTTTCGTCTGTAGATGAAGTTACCAAGTTCATAACCTTAGGGTCACCTTTAATCATGCCTTGGAAGTTCTTAATGAACTCAGCTTTGATGTCTTTTTCCTTAGCATCAAGTGGGGTCTTGTCCTTGTCATTCATGTTGGCAATTTCTTGCGCCTTGCGTTCTTCTTCCAATTGTTCATGTAAAGCATCACGACGGGCAACCGCATTGTCGCGTTCTTGTTTCATTGCTTTAAATTTTTCTTGATCAAAACTGTCGTCAAGGACAGCTGCGTTTAATTTGTCGTTTAAGTCTGACACCTTTTGCCCTTGGGCAATCCAAGCATCATTGATTGTATTAATATTAGCCATTAGTTGGCCTCCTTTTCATTTTTTCCAAATAAAATAGCCAATTTGCTGTTTCGTAATTCAGCAGATTGACTATTAGTAGTATTTTCTTCTTTAGACGGCTTAGCTTTATCCTTATCCGCCTTGTAAATTAAGTTCATCAATTTGTTAACTGCAGATTTAGGTGGAATATGTGAAATGGCGTTCACCGGTTGTAATTGTTGATCATTAGCAAACATAATTTCGTCAGCAAAACCTTTATCAACAGCATCACTAGCAGTTAACCATGTTTCGTTTGCCATTAGTTGTAGCAAGTCAGCTTGATCCATGCCGGTTTTTGCTTCATAAGCGCTGGCAATTGATTGGTCAATGCCGTTCAAAACACTGGCTTCATGCTCTAAATTGTCAGCATTACCAGCTGGCTGTGACCATGCTTTATGAATCATAATCTGGGCAGTTGGTGAAATGTTGATATGATCGCCAGCCATAGCAATCACGCTTGCCGCACTAGCGGCTAATCCTTGAATATTAACTGTTACATTGCCAGCATAATTCTTTAGCATCGTGTAAATCTCACTAGCTGCGAAAACATCGCCACCATTGGAAGCAATGTCAACTTCAAGTGCTTCATCATCACCATCGTCGTCATCGCCATCGTTTAAAATGTCAGCAACACCCGAAGGTGATACTGCTGGCATTCCAAAGAACTGATAGAAACCGGCTGTTTGATCATCAACAATATCGCCTTTAATCATTACTTTCTTTGTCATCATTATCACCTCCTTTTTCTGATTTAGCCTCAGGCATTTCATCTGGTAAATAACCAGTCTGTTGTAGTAACCAAGTTGCTTGATTATTGGCAATTGCGCCATTTTTAGTTAGCCCTGCTAGGGTAGTTGCAAATGAGTCTCCCAATGGGTCTACAGCAGTTCGCATATTGGCTGTAATCTTAGCATTAAGCTTATTATCCAACTCGGCTATAATCGCCTGTAAGTAGCGATTAAGGGCATTGGTGTACATACCCTTAATTTGGTCAATATTACTTTGCTGGTCGCCTTGGCCGTTTAAATAGCTATCAGGAATGCCGAAAACTTTAGCGATTTGCTTACTCGTCCAATCTGTTTGGCTTAACAGCTTAGTAACATCGGCTTTCATTTCGAGTGGCCTGTAATCTTCAAGTTGGTCAATAACTACCGGGCCACCGTTGGAATTGTTTACCTGTTTCATGAAGTTACGTGAACGGCTGGCCTTCATCTTCTCACTTAACAATCCGCCATGCTGAATAGATAGGACGCCCGGCGCGCTAATTGACCGTGCTAGTGCAGCCAACGTTAAATTGTTAGATGAATTTTTGACTTGTAACTCATTCGATAATGCTTTTAAAGGACTATTACCCGTCATACCGCCATCGGTACTAGCCCATCGAATATGAATCATGTCAGACTGCGGTACATTTTGAAGCACGCCTAAATTAGGCTCGTCAAAGGTAACCGTATAGGTTAAGCCGCTGCCATCATCTAATAAGTAGGTTTGCACTTGGCTAGGTCGCAAATATTCCCAGCGTAAATCTAAACCGTTAGGATTGCGCCAACGGTATGCAAAGCATTCACCACCTAATAGCAATTGTGAATACATCGCCTGCCAAAACGTGTGACCGTTAGCTGTCGTGCTGGGATTGTTTAGAATCCCTTGTGCTCGTGGCATATTGGCCGTTAATTGCACTGTGGCTAGGTCTCCAGATATTTGATTAACTGCTGAATAAATATCTGAATTTTTCAAAGCATCTTTGGCACTGACATACTCATTGTCGCCAGTTGGTGACAGAAAATTAACGATATTATCGTCGTCTACTGGCACACTTTGAATACTAACTGAATTATTTATTGCTTTTGGTGGCCTAAAAAAAGGCATTATTAATCACCTCCTTTTTGGCTAGCTGTGACGACTTCTGAAAGCCACCCAACTAAAAATAAAGCTACAGCAATTGCTAGAACGCCTTGAGCTTTTCCAAATAAAAAGGCTGCATATACGCCGGCAATTATACCTAGAATAAAACACAACACGTCAAAGTAACGCCATACAGTTGCAAAAAATTGTCTAAAAATCATCAATATCATCTCCTAGCAATCCCGATTCCGGGTTATTAAACCATTCAAGAACTTGTTTTTCGTTCATGCGTTCGACCTGTTTATCAGGATTGTTTACGTCTGAAAAGTCTTCAAAGTGATACATGGCTTGGAACAAGGCATCAATTAACGCGTCGACCACGTCAATTTTAAAAGTGGCCTTAGTTTTATCGACTTGAATGCCAATCTTATCTTCATAAATTTCAGCATTTAGTAATGCCTTTTCCATAACTCGATCATCCAAGCGGTCTACCGAGCCTTCAACAAACAACGTCTGCAAGAACTTAGTTGGATTCTTCAATTCACTAGTTCGCTGCCGAATGGCTTGCAATGGCCAACCAGAATTTAAATCTAATTGCTTAATTATAGATGTTAGTCCCAACGCATCATAGCCAAAGAAGACAACTTCCAGTCGATGTTTCTCAACAAAGTTAAGTAACCACTGATAAACCTGATCGTCATTGATTAGTCCTTGGGGATGACTAGTAATTGTACAGAATCCCTTTTTAGCCAATTCCCGATAATTAATACCGTCTTGCTTTTCTTTAGCTTCAATCGAACCGGCTTTATGCCAAGGAATAAAACTATGCTGATAAATAAACCACCGTGGCTTGCCATTATTATCACGATAAGGAAATACAAACGCCAGTGCCGTATTATCACTAAACATCGAGTAGTCAGAACCAATATAGACTTGCCGGTCGTCAAAATTAAACGATGGTACAATGGCTTTTTCAACATCTGCTAACTTCAAAAAGCTATCTTTGGACTGTTCCGTCCATACATTCATTGATTTGTTTAAGAACTCAATACTATTGCCGGACAACAAATCGTTATCTCGTTCACCTTCAATATCAAGTTCCATCTTTGCTCGCTTTTCCTTCATCCCAAGCAATGGATTACTCTTTTCCCATGTTTGGGGTTTAAACATTTCTTCTTCTGAATCTTGGCACCAATTTAAGACAAGATAATTTTCACCCTCACGTTTATAATCGGCTTCCATAACCTCAACAATTCTTTTTTCGTCCTTTCTAAAAGGAACGGTTGGATTAGGATAAGCTGTAGCAATTTGAATAAATTGTTTGTTGCTAACATCAATCTGGCCAGAAGTGATTTTTGAAATCTTACTATTATCAGAAACCTTTGGGTCGGCAAATTCATCACCGATTGCTGTTTTGAAATGGAACGAGTCGTACTGTCCGGATTCATAAGTAACTGCCAAAATACGATTAAACAACTTAGGGGAAACGATAATATCTGACTGCGATGCTAATGATTTAGGATTAATCTGCATATCTTCAATCAAAGCATCGAAAGGTGGTTTCTGTGATAAGTCGATTAACATTTGCTTAACGTAACTCATCAACTTACTTGTCTGTTTAAAGTTAATGGAGCTGATTAAGAAATCTTGACTAGATTCGCCCAATGATTCAATCAGATAACTGTAAAGCGTGATGATAGCCATTAAGTAAGTTTTACCGTTATGCCGAGCTACAGAAACAATCGACCGGGTGAAACGTTTGTCTCCATTTCTATTTCTCCAACCAATCAACGAAGCTAAAATAAACTTCTGCCAAGGCATTAGTTTAACTGGCTTCTTAGTCTTCATTTCTGGACAAACCGAAGCAAAAAGCAGTATTTTTCGAACGTGTTCAACTGAATAAGTGTAAGGAAAGCCCTCGGTGTTTTGCCGTGTTAAATCTTGAACGTGTCTGAAACAAGCTAACTGAATATCATAACCAGCCATTATTTCTCCATCCAGCACCGCAAAACAATATTTAGTTCCCTCATCTTGATATTTCTTCTTAATTTCTGAATAATCAATGCTTTTATAAGCACCAATCACATCATGGGTTTGGGTTAAATCAATCTTCATTATTACCCTCCCAGAAATTCTTTCATACGATCAGCGACGCTTCGCTCGTCTTTGCGGTCATCTAAGTTTAACTTGAACAAATCACTACGCGACTTAGGAGATAGTCCCAATTCAGCGCCTAACTTCGTTAGATTTTTAACCGCTGAGTCGTAAATTTGTGTCATCGGGTTTCGCTTGTAGCCCACGAAGTCTCGACCGATTTTTTGACCAGTCTGGTCTTGTAACGTTTTATAGATTGCTTGGACTTCACCGTTTTCTTGGATATGTTTATACGCATTGCGATAAATCTCATATTGGGAAGCATATTGCTCTACCAGCCCGCTATCAATGCGTTTAACCGGGGTATTGTCTTCTAAAAAAGGCACTAATCGACGCCAAACGACCTTAGCTTGCCGGCCTAAGTAAGCTGGCGGTGTACGTGCTAATTGCCCGTCGTTGACGTCTTTATCCACTTTTTTCATTTTATATGCCTCCTTTTCGTTATTGGGTGACCCCCCCTACCTTAAAATTTTCAAAAATTGTTTCTATCACAAGACGACGGCAATGTGTGCGCTCTTCCTGGGATGTGTTAGGGGGCGGGGGTTGTTTTAATTACCATTGCGACCAATTATACTCAAAAAGTTTAAAGTCGCTTAAATCGCACGACAGGTGCCTATAAAGCGATGGCGATTGACCAATGCAAGTTTGGATTTTTTTTAATCTGATAACCTTTGCTTCTTAGCATCTGTTTCAATTTTCTCTTTTGGTTGGGATTAAAGCTGTCAAGGACAATGCAAACTTCGTGCTTATTTTCAAGAGCAGCTTTTTTAATTTCAGTTGCAACATACTCAATTTGTTTATCAGTTAGTTCTTGTTGCATTGCTGATTTAATTACTTTGTAACCAGGAATCTTATCATATCTGTTCTTCATAACTGCCACTATCCTTTCTATTGCCCTAGCATCTGACTAAGGTGTTCGTTCTTTAACTCTGATTGTTTATCAGTATCAATGTATGGCTTCAATATCTTCACTCCTCATTCATTAACACAACGATTGCCGATACATCATTAATCGGTTCTACATTTTTTAACTCGTTGCCTTGCCCTGTGCCATAGTATGATTGTTCCCATTCCGTCTTAGCATGATGGCAACTCCCGCAGATTACAGCTAAGTTATCAACGTTAGCTTTCAGTGTTTCATCAAACTCAATTGGCACAAGGTGATCCACAGTTTTAGCAGGTGTGATAACGCCTTGCACTTTGCAGTAAGCACATAAGTAATGGTCACGCTCCAAGACCCGTTGCCTTAGGTGTGACCATTGCCTTGTCCGATAGAAGCTGTATTGCTGGCGCTTGTCTTCGTTGCGATAGCGAGTGATAGTATTGTACTTGTGTGTGTATTGTTTATCATTGCTGCGTGCCCAACGTTGCCGACTAGCTAGGTACTCAGCTTCATGCTCATAGTGTTGCTGGCAATAGTGGTTAGGGAAAGTAACCATCGCATGGCAGTTAGGATAGCGGCATCTTCTAACTCTTGGCATTGTCTACACCTTCATAGTTAATGATTGAATCCACTCTAAATCAGATGGTTTCATATGCTTCAATGCTAATGAAGAGACGTGTACTTCATCGTACTGAAAGCCATCTTTAATGTGTTGCTTCAAAGATACCCAATCTATTGTTACGTCGGCTTCGGAAACAAATTGCTGTTTGCTTTCAAATAACTCGCCGATAGAAAGATAAGGTCTATTTCGTAGATAGTCTCTTAACTCTTCATAAGCATCTTGTTTTGTATAGCCTACAATAAGCATTCTCATATGTTTACCTCCACAATAAAAAGCCACACAACAATTAAGCCATGTGACTTTAGTGTTATAAGAATGAGATGGTAAGGATTTGCACCCTACATGAAAGTAACTTATCGACGGGTATGCTACTTCGTTCGCATTCCTGACATAGCTTATTAAGCACGTCATTCCCATGACCAAGGCGTGTACTTTCTTACGTCCTAAGCGTCTACCTATTCCGCCACATCTCACAGCGGGATAAACTAATGACCCGCTCTGTAGGATTCCAAATCTGTGTCTGGGTGTGAGCCATACCACGTCTAACACTACGTGGAGCGCCTACCGTTTTTGCCTTGTACGCCAACCTCATTTTCAATTCCCTCACACGGGGCTGAGAGTTTCAGGCGCTATCGGAACTAGAGGAAATAAGACAGCAAGGAATCGAACCCTGCGACAAACGTAACATGCCTTTCCTAATAAAATTTGTTGAAACGGAAGTTTGCCGAACCATCTGCCCTACATCTTTCGATACTACCAATATAACGGATACTAACTCCAGAAGTACTCAAGTTTTACTCCAAATTTACTCCAGATTAACTCCACTTTTTTATTTTACAAAAGCTTGGCACTCCAGCCTTTCAGCTACATCTAATAGTGCCGCTTCATGCCAATTGAAGTAAGTAGTCGATGACATGTTGTAGTACCTGTTGGGCAGTCGTTGCATTAACACGTCCATATAGTAGCCGTGGTCTTCCTCGTATCCTTCACAATAGACAATCTTTAGGAGTTCACGGTAATGGTACTTTCTGCAACTGTTAATTGCCCAATCTACCCATTTACAGAATACTTTCCCTTTTTCGGCATTAATCATTCTCTGCTCGACATATTCTGGAGCGGGTGCCGTTGCACTTGGTGCCCCATCACCAAGGCTGGCGGTAACTTTCGGGTTAACCGGAGCATTGATATAAGCTTTGTACTTACGGTATTTAGACAATATTTTTCTTGCGTTATACTTGGTCTG